CTGGGCTATTTATGGCTCTGCGCACAGCCTTGCTACGAATGTAGTTGTCTGAAGAGTATATATCTGGCAACTTTCTGAATCTACCAAACCTATTCTCGACACCACCATTAGCCTCACAGATAATTTCCATTTCTCTATGCCATTTCAATAGGCCAGGATACTTGATAAAAAATAATTGCCGGTATCTGTCAGCTTCTGGTTTACTGAATACCGTATCGTAATTGTCAAAAGCGTAACTTACAAATCCTTTAGCAGACATACCATACAAAAACCCAAAATTAACAGGCTTTGCTCTACTTCTGGGTTCTCCCTTTACCTGTTCTGCGGATAATCCTGTTAAAGACATGGCCGTTTCTGTGTGTATATCACCTCCCTCTCTGTAGATTTTTAACATAGTGGGTTCATTAGCATAATCCGCAGCTATTCTCAGCTCTATCTGTGAGTAGTCTGCCTCTAATAGTACCCTGCCTGGAGGGGCTGTAAATAGGGTTCTGAGCTCTTTATTCCTGGGAACCTGCTGTAAATTAGGGTCTGAGCAAGATGTCCTGCCGGTTACTACGTTGGTAAGATTGAAATTTGGGTGTATCCTACCATCATAAAAAGCATCATCTTCCCAGCGATTGAGAAATTTTGAGTTAGCCCCATAATAGAATTTGTAATCAAGTAATTGTTCAGCAAGGGTGAATCCCTTTGATTTCAGTCTTTTGAGTACTTTGGCATCACTGGAAGGTTCTCCAGTCTTTTGGGATAGCTTTATCACAGGCATATGCTCTTTATTGAATAATACATCAGATACCTGTTTTGGGCTATTCCAGTTTATATTGTATTGTTTATTGAGTACAGCCAGCTTATCTTCTTGTTGTTTACGGTAAGTCTTACGAACTTTGGATAGTTCAGGTTTATTGAGGTATATTCCAGTTCGTTCAGCCCTACGATACATCAAAAACGCTGGTCTAAGCAAATTCTTGTAAGCTTTCCATTGTTGCGGCGTCAGTTTCTGATTGAAGAATTGGAACAATTTCCATGGGTTCTCCAAGTCTTTTACCAAGTATTTCTCAACTATGAGGCTATTGGGTTTTTTCTTTTCTTTCAGTGGTATATCCCAATCGGGCAATCCCAGCCAACTCTTGCTCATTTCTTTGAGCCCGTGGGGAGCAGCTAGGTCGTAAGCTGTACCCATAACCATGATATCATGGTGTATCGGCAATAATATACCGTATTTTAGTTGAATAAATAAGGTATCGAATTTGCCGTTTTGCCAAATAAGTATGACTTTCTGTTCTTTCAGTTTTCGGGCTATTCTTTTGAACTTATCCAGGTCTTTGTCCTGGTACATGTTACATATAATCCGCTTATCCATGTCAGAATCCAAATCCTTGACTAAACCAATACCTATGTAATTTATATCGTCTTTGTATCGGTTTACCCCAGTAGATTCTATATCTAAGACAGCACATCTATAGGCCATAACCCCCACCTTCCTTACTGTGTTGCCCACAACAGTCAAAAATACTGACTACTTTGCTGCCGCATTTACCCAAAGTAACTGGCTTTTCAGGATACATACCCTTAGAGCTGAACTTAGTACAAGTTAGGCAAATACCAAAACTAAATGCTCCTTTTACAGCAAAATGATGCTCTAGGGCAGTAAGTAAGTCTAAAGCCTCAGAATATCTGATTTTATTGTCCCCTACTTTTAAACCAGATTTTGGGTTGACGTCAACCTTATCTTGAATTGCTTTACGACAACTCTTCAAGAGCATTTCTAAAGGGTTCTTATATTCGGGTGTACCTTTACCCACCACACTCACTTTTCGCACCACCTCGCACAAATCTGTACAGGAGAAATCGACAAGTTACTTTAGGGCTATCCCTTTCCAACAAGCCTCCCTTGAATCCCCTTTTCGACCTTCTTTATAGCCTTGAGACCGTAAGTGCCGGATAAAACCATGAGGCTTATGAGCAGTACGGCCAGTGTCAAGACAAAATCTCAGGTAAGAATCATATAAAGTCTTTTTGGGAATCCAATATTTCTGGCCTTTCTTACACTCTTGAGACAGAAAAGCATGAATACTATCACTATCCTGGCGCAAGCCCTCGACCAATTTATCGCTGGCCTCAGTATTGGGTATCTCTGTGAGAGGCAGTCTTTCCAACAAGAAAGGCAGTACTTCTTCCACACTTTCAGGGCTACACAGCTGGTCTACATAGGCATTATTCAAGTCTAGCTCAAGAGGCATAGGCAGTATCCTCATCCTTTTGTAGAAAGCATTGGATTTTTCTTCTAACTGTAGGGGCATCTGGTTGAATGAAAACACAAGTTTGGAGAAAGGCACAAAGAAAAATGGCTCTTTACCTTTCTTTTCATGCATTATTTGGTCCCCACCTGTAATTTTTTTGAGATTCTCAATAGAGGACAGAGGTAAGGATGAGTTATCTGCACAGGAATTAAGCAACCTATTGTACAATTGAGCCGGGTAAAATCTCTGATTTAGCTCGTGCATTGATAAGGAGGAAGTATTGTCCCTACCCACCATAGTTTCAAAAAACCGTATAAGTACAGACTTACCTGTGTTAGACTGACCGTATAGTATAAGGAAAGTTTTCAGGCCATAATCAAGAGTCAAGCAGTATGCCATATAATCCAGCAACATATCAAGTTCTGGCTTGTCTAATTGTGCTTTATCAATCAAGAAGTCATATAAGTGGGTATCTTCCCATTTCTTAGACGATTTAAGGACAGAGTGGGGTATCTGTACGGTATGTAGATATTTGCTATCGTGCTCAATTAGCTTACCTCTTTTTATATCCCACACACCGTTCTTGAAATTTATCAGGTTTTTATCTGAGTTCAAGTCTGAGGCTCTGCGTTGTATCCGGGTATCATCTATCAACAAACGATAGCATTCTACCACACGAGAATTAGTTATCAGAGGGTCATAGGCAATCATCTCTTTTATGGTATTTCTTATGTACGATGATGCCTCTGTATACACTCCTTCCCGGTATTGGTAACAATCGCCTCCCAGTACAAATAAATCACCTTTATTGACAAAGTAATCATCAATAGCTCTGGCGTTGGGCTGACTTGGTATCCCTTTACTGTTATATAACAGATAAGGGTTGTCTCCTTGTGGCTGGGCTGGGTATCTTTTGGTATTCTCTACAATACCGTTAAGCTCATCCTCAGCCATAGGCTCAGCAAATATAGTATTGTTAATTACTTCAGCCATAGTAGCTATCTGGTCATTGCTGGCTCCCCTGTGCTTATAAGCCATAAGGTGAGCAAATAGTGTGGAGTTACGCCCATCACCCTCTTTTTTGTCCAGCAAAGACTCCTTTCTGTTTGGTATAGGGGTAAATTCCAGGGGCATATCTATGACTTCTTTGACTTTATTGAATTTCCTGTCAGATATTCCGAAGGGCAATATTACATACCCTTTATTAGCACACCTGAAATCGCACTTTAACCCACAAGGTAGAACCATACCAATTTTTTGGGGGTACTCCTTGTCGCATTTAAAGTATAGGTGTATACCCTTGGGAGTCTCAGCCATAAGGGTTTTTAGGCCCAGTTGCTTGATTATTTTCAGGGCTTGTTCTTTACCCTCATCTATATCCACTACTATGTATCCTGTTTTAATCCACCAGCCTATTGTTCCCCCAGAAAATATGTGATTCTCAGCAGAATCTACATCTACTATGGCAGGGTCAATCCTTTCTTTACCCTGGCAACGCACATAAGAATCTTGACCCAGCAAGGAATTAAACTCTTTGAGTTTCATTCCCTCACCTCACGGTCTTTTACAGTAGTTTCCAGGGAGGAATCTGTATCCAGCCAACGCTCCAATCTATCCAATTTTGCTTGAATTCGGTCTTGTAGTTCTTCATCAGTTATGTCAAAAATCATCTGTACGTGCTTACTAACTACAGTAACGTCAGCTAATTCATCAATTACTCTGTCTCTAAGGTCAGCACAAGCAGATTCATGATTATGATACCGGGGGTATTTAGCCAATACACAAGCTAATTCACACAGCTCTTCAGTAGCTACTGTAATCTGATTAGTGTAACCATAGGTGTTCTGAGCCCTCTTCAACAACTTTTCCAAAATTCTCCCCCCTTAGTAATTCACGTCCTCTTCTGTAAATCCCCAATAATGGGTTATGTCCACATTATAGTGTTCAAATATTCGGGCAGTTTCAGGAGATATTTCTTGTTCCCGACCATATACCACTCTACTTATGCCAGCAGCTATAATTGCTCTAGCACAAGCCTCACAAGGGTATCGGGTTACGTACATAGTAGCTCCATACAGATTACCTTGACTATTACAAATAGCATCAATCTCTGAATGAATAGCCCGGCAATCTTCAGGATTGCGGTGGTCTTTTGTATTCTCCCCATACTTTTCTACCCTTAGACAACCACGAGAAGTCTTACATAGATTTAGGATAGTTCGATTTGCTCCTAGAGCTAATATTTTGTTGTCTCTGGCAATTACGCAACCAACCTGTACCTTTAAACATCCAGACATAAGTTTGGCGTAGGTGCTTGCTAATTTTAACATATTAACGGCAAACATTCTCAATTACCTCCTTAAATTTTGATTTGGGTATAACTTCATCGGTATAGATACCGCCCACGCCTGTTATTATATCGGGTAAAGCTCTGGAGCCTTTGATAAACCATTGTATATCAAAATCAAATACGTCTTTCGTTAATTCTACTACATTTATACCCAATCCCTCCAGCATAGGCTGAAAATCTTTGCACTTACCCGTTTTAGAATACTGGCAACCTCCACAACCGCTAGACTTGAATTTTTGGCCCTCAAATTGGTTAACTATTTTGTTTACCAGTTTACCGGATATAATCTTGATGCCTCCCATAGTAAAGTATATTTTCTTGTTTTCTGGCATACTAGGCCGCATAGCGATATAGTCTTCAGTCCGTATCTGAACCATAACAAGGTAAACAAATCTGCGTGTTTTAAGATGACTAAACAATGGTGCTTTAGGAGGGCAACAAGGTCTTGCCCCATACTTAGGACAACCATCACCTTTTGTACATCTCAGATTGCGAGTAGGCAAGTCGCACTGATACTCCAACAGTAAAGAGGATTTTACCCTCTTAACTTGTATTGTTACTGGAATATAATTACCTCCGGATGTGTGTTTATCCAGCTTTAGTATCACTTTATCACCTTCCAAGACACGTAAAAGGCAATAATATATGGGCTGATGTTTATTACATAAAGGTCTAGCACAGCTAGTACCAAGGCTATGCTTGAAGCTAGTAGGAATCTTTTGGCTAACCTGTAATTTCTCTGGTCTTTTTCAGGATTTGGTGTTAATGAAATTCTGTTAGACATGGACTCACCTCCTGTATTTATCTACGGTTTTAAAGAATCGTGGCAACATCTGGTCTTTGGTAACTCTGGAGGTATCAATCCTGAGAGAAGTAAAGCCTTGTTGCCTGAAGTACTCAACATTTCGGTCAACTGTTCTCCACTTACCTTTTACTTGTTCTTCTTTTATGGGTTTATTGCCATTTCGTTGATATATACGCTCCAAGCATGTTTCTATTGGGGGTAAGAAAGACATTATGATAATTTTACGTTTAAAGCTGTCTTTTTGCAAGTCTCTAAATAAGTCCACATAGGTCGATTTTATGGTAGATGCTATGACTCCTTCCATAAGTACATCCATTTCGGTATAGTTCAATGCTGCAAACAGGGCTTGTCTGGTCTCCAGGTTATTCTTGTAAGTATCCAAGCCTCCAGTCTTGTTAAAGTATGTACCTAGAGCAACCCAGCCATAAGTAGGAAATATTGTTACATAAGGTCGTTTACCTCCTTCAATACCAATAACCTCCATCTTTGGGTCATCCATCATAGAGATGGGTATTGTGGATTTACCAGCACCGTTGCACCCTCTTATGTTAACTAATACCCTCAATCCCAACCACCCCTTTTTCCAACCACTCCTTACAACGATGTTTCTGTATCCCCTTGTATCCTTTAACTTCACCTAAAAATTGATGGTTAAATGCCTCTAAGCGATAGCCCCACAGTTCCTCCCACATATAGTTATAATCGGGCAAATTTGCTTGTAGTTTTATGATTTCGTCCTGTACCCGGTCTATATAGTAACCACCGTATCGAGTGCCCTTGAATAGTTTTCTGAAACCGCACAGGGATGTTTCTAAGTCTGTAATATTTGTAGATACTTGGGGATATTGTTTCTGAATAGCCTTGATTACTTGGGGCAGTCTCTTTTCTAGCAACCGTAAGGTGCAAGGTTCAATATACCCATGGATATCAAAATCACTTGCCTCTTCATCCAGGTATAGTATGTGGAGCATACCAGAAGTAGCTGTATCACCTTTTTTCCAATCAAACCAATCAGCGTCAGCTTTGATAGGGGTAAGCTTAGTAACAGCTTCAATAAACAGGAATGTGGTGAATCTGCCAAAATACCGCCAATTCATCATTTCTTTATACAGATTCATGTAGGTTTCTTGAGGACTTCTACCCTGTAACTTCTTGAAATATTTCACAGGGTCATGTCCTACCTTTTTCATCCAGTCAGAAATCAGAGGTATGAACCAGTTCATATTCTTTACATATCTGCGGTCTGTCTGGAATATCAGAGGGGCTTTGAATATACTCCAGAAATCTCTGACTTTTTTAGGAGTTAAAGTATCGTCCAGAGGCAATTCCTCAAACAAGAAAATTGTAGTACCCACACAATAGCAGGTAGAGTACAGATAAGCCATCCATAGCCTATTCTTGATAGATAGGTGGTGTTTTTCAGCATATCGGGTTAGTATAGGAAAATTCATATCGAAATCGCCCAAACTGTGGTATTCCATAAACTTATTAAGCCTCCAAGGATGGCCTGTGTCTCCAGGTATTTTCACGCAGTAACCTCCTTAAATACAAAAAGGGGCACAAAGGCCCCAGTTTGTTTTATTCATCCTCCCAGTCATCATCGTCATCATCGTCATCTTGTTCAGCAATGTGTTTCTCCACAGCCTTGCGGACTTTCTTTTCATCTTCCCGGTCTTTCTTGGGTATGCTGATACTGTTCTCTTTGGCGAAGGACAGGAGTTCTTTTAGTCCAGCCTTCTTAGGGTCAAAAGCATCATCATCGTCCTCATAGTCATCATCGTCATCATCGTCCTTGTCGGGGGTGGGCTCGTCCTTCTTGAGCGGTAAGAAAGTGGAAATTTTAGCCCGAAGAGAACCATTGTACTCTTCATGGATTACTTCAATAATACAGACACGGCCAATAAGCTTGTCCAGGTCAATTTTGATTTTGCCTTCAGCCTTTACGCCAATAGCCTCAAAATAGGTTTTCAATTTCCACAAAGCCTTCTGGGTCAGAGGGAAGTTCTCAAAAACCTTGGAGCCTTTGCTGTCCCCTTTGATAACTTCAAAAGTACCTACCAGCATATCATCTCCTGCCTGGCTCTGCTTTTCCTCCAGTTTGGTTAACTTGGCAATGTGCTGTCCTTCGTCACACCTAGTGAAACTTTCTACCCCTGTAAAATCCAGTTTTTTAGTTGCCATTTACTTTTCCCCTTTCATTAATTTCATGATTTTATCATAAGTTGGGTTATATACCAACTTAGGTAACTTGATATTAGCAGGTTTCTGAGTTTTAACCCAATAATATGGGTTGGTAGCCAGATGGGCAGCGTGTCTAGTGATAGTAACTATTGAACCGTCTGGCTTTTCCTTTTCTTTTTCGATAACCGTAGTATGGATACCGAAATTAGCCATACCTTCCAAGTAGGTACGTGCCCCTCTGGATACGTTGGGTCTTATGTCTGGGCTTATTTCGTCCTCATAGCCCTCAATAGAGTCAGCAACCTCGTGGCAGGTAAGAACTACTATTTTGTTTCTGGCAATTATATGAAACAGCTTGATTAGCTCTTCAGTATCCGTCTTGAGGTCACCCCACATCTGTTGAGTGACTCGTTTCTTTTTCTGTACAGCATTCTGGTCTATCCACTCATTGACTACCAGACCAAAAGTATCTACCCCTACAGCAGCATACTTTGTATCTTTCTTGAGCTCCTGGGCAATTTCTCTCAGCTCAGTAAGATTATCAGGGGCCAGGGCCTTAATACCTTTTTTGCCGGCTATGGTATTACTGCCGTCATCCCCAATTCGTAAATATAAGAGGGGTTTGGGGAAAGTTGATAACAGCTCAGTCTTACCGCTGGTAGATTTACCGTAGATAACCCACAAGTTAGACCCAGGCAGCTGGGAAATGTCTTGGGCTTTACTGAGATAGCTCATATTTTCACCTCGAAAAATTTGTCCAGTACTTCTGGCTTATTCCCCTTTACGGTTATTTCTATCCTCTTCTTTTTCCTCCTTAATTGTGTAATCTGTGTCTATAACGTACTGTACATCTGCTCCTGTAAACTGAGCATAGCATATAGGCTGGTACTCACAAAAAGAGCAGTTTCGGCTTAGGTTCTTGGCCTGATTATCACCTCCCCGTGTTATTATGTCTCTGGTCACTTGCTTGAAACTGTCCCAGGCCACTTCTACCATGTTAGGTACAATCTCGATGTCGCAACGGAAGAAGAAATTGGATATATTGGGAGTAAAGAGTTTAGATTTTCGAAGAACAGCTTTGTCTGTAATCTTGTGCTCTCTACAGGCTCTGAGCCAACTCCTAGGGGTTATGTTACTGTTCTGGGCCTCGCTCAGTCTCTGGGATTTTTCCAGCCACACGGGTTGTTTAGCCGGAGTGCTTCTTGTATAATCCCAATGTATCCGGGAAGGAGTTACCCCAGACTCTTTTTGCCAGGCTTTAGCATATAAGCAAACCTGAAGATTCATAGCCAGCAGGGACATATTCGGCATAGTGCTGAAGGTTTTGTGCTCACCCAGAGAGTTGTCCTCATACACTTCATCGATAATACCATGGAAGTAGATAGGCTCTCCCTTGTGTTTAGCCATAAGAATAAGAAATTCATGCTCTGTTTCTTTGGGTAAAGTGGCGTTTTTCCAAACGGCGCAATAATCATGGTATATTTCCTGTATATCGTCCAAGTAGGTATCGCCCAAATCAGCCTGAGCTTGTGGGGGCATTTCGTAATAGGTATCTGCTATAGAGTCAATAATCTCTGCGGTTTTATCCCGGTATTGAAGTAGGGTATGGAAATCCTTACCAAAAGTTAAAGGACGCACAATTTTCTTGGCTCTTAATCGTTGCTTATATCGAAAATGGTGTTTCTGGGGACAATCCAGATAGCAACTTACCCTAGAATAACTGACTTTTATCAATCAATCACCTCCTTCTCTAGTTAGCACGGGCTTGTGACCGCTGCCAGCGCATTACGGCAGGGGCTTTATGCCCCCACGCCACTCTGCTACTCAGCATCCTCATAGTCATCATCGTCATCTTCCAGGGCTTCTTTGATGGCGTCTATGACAGTGCCTTTGTCCTTCTTCTGCTTCTTATTCAGATGAGACAGGTCTACTTCGTTCTCATCGGCATACTCAAATAGTTCTGTTAATGTCATGCCGGCCAGGATACCATCCAGGCCATCTTCTTCTTCAACATCGTCATCATCCTCTGGGGGTGCCGGCTGCTTTTTAGCAGGTTTCTTGTCTTCCTTGGCTGGTTTCTTCTTATCATCCTTCTTGTCTTCGACTTTCGGCTTGGCTTTACGCTCAACCTTGGGAGGGGCATCTTCAGGAAGCACAATCTTGTTGGCATATTTTTCTTTTTCCTCGGGAAGGCCCAGTTGCTTGCCGGTTTTACGAGAGAAGGAAAGTGTGCCCTTCTTGGTCTCAATGGTAATTTCAGACTTGGTTGCCGCTGTTACTTTGAATTCTCCAATATTCATCCCAGTGAACCCCAACAACGCTACAGTTTCTCCCTTTTTGACATTCTCCAATTTTGCCATGTTTTTCTACCTCTTTCTGCCTTTCGGCTAAATATTTTGTGGGTATCCCACGACACCCCCTTATATAATAGGAGGTGTTTCGTCCCAGCTAGGACTCATCAGGTGGGCTATTATATCTTCTTACTTAGGGTAGGAGGAATGCGACTGAGTGGTGTATACCCGCCAAACATTAAGATTAATGGCTGTAAGGCATCCAGTAGCTCTCCAGCTTTACCAACAATTATAAGTCTCATTTTTGTTTCCTCCTTTATTTAGTAGAATTCATTATCTCCAGCTGGTCTGCTATTCGTTCCAGAGCTACCATTATTCGGTGTAATACAAGGTCTATCAACTCACGGCCCGCAGGAGTTCTGTAAAATTCTAACACAGGTTCACCTCCTTGAGATTGATGGGTAAATTAAGACTGGCCTTGAGAAAGGCTATGTCTGGTCGGGTCAGAGATACAAAATCCATACCTTCTGGGGTCATACCTTCTTTGAGAATAACGATATTACCCACAATCACGTCCCTCATGAAGAGGGTGCCATTATAGATGTTATACAGATAAGTACCCACATTGTTAACCGGCAGGTTTTGGAGTTTACCCTCTTCGTTACAGACGAAACACATATTTCTCTTGAGTAGATGGGCCTCTATGGCTCCTTTGGGTCTAACCACATCTATGTAACCACCAACGACTTCACCCAGGGACTTGTACACAGGATTGGAAAAATCCTTGATTTGTACTTGCCCAGCAGTAGAAATAACAATACCTCTTAACATTCACACACCCCCAAGTATGTAATATTAGCCTGTCTCATCAGTACCAGTAGGCCATCTCTGGTAGACCCCTCGTTGGAGGGGGTTTCGACTTTTAAGCAGCTTTTTTCAGTTCTTCCAGAGCATAATAGTATCTACCGCAAGAACCAAGAGAATAATCAGTCTTGAACATCTTTATAGTGTCTTTATCCAGGCCCTTGAATACAGCTATTTCCAGGATAGTCTTGAGAGGCATTCCAGCTGACTCCAGCTTGGAGATTGACATTATACAGCGGTAAGAGAATGTAGCACGGATACCGTGATTTTTTGCGAATTTGCGGATTTGTCTCACGAAATTGACTAAGTGCTCGTTGTTGTGGGATAATGAGAGTTCTATGTTTTTGTCATAGTCAAATTCGATAACCACAAACCTATCCAGAGTGGCTGAGTCAAGTACAAGACGGCCAGTATACAGCTCGTCCGCTCCAGAGCCGCAAGTATTCCCAGCAGCCACTACCCTGAAATCAGGATGGGCCTCGACACGGCCTGTAGGGAATTCAAAATACCGATTAGCAATAGCAGCGTTAAGAAGTACAAGAACTTCTGGGATTGATGCATCTATCTCGTCCAGGAAAAATAATCCACCGTTGGTGAACGCTTTGTAAAATTCAGTCTCGTGGTATGTACCTCCAGCATCGATAAACCCAGTAATTTTGAACTCTTGCTGTACTGAGTTAGTAAAATAGAACTGGAGGTTGAGTTCTTCAGCGATAGACTGTAGAGTGAAGTTCTTACCAGTTCCAGCCTCACCTACAAGATAGACCGGGATATCAGCCTTGATACAAGTCAAGATGGTGGAGTGCTTTTGGTGTTTCACGATACCGTCTTGTGTCTGGACGGGAGTAGGGTCAAAATCTATAGTCTTTTCACGTTTGGACTTGCGCTTGGTCGGGGCAACTTTATCGGGGGCATATTCAGGTAGCATAATAAAGTTAGCGTACTTAGGTTCAGCCGCATTCAGCTGTTTGCCGGTGTTGACATCGAAGTGGCCCTCAGCACCGTTTTTGAGATTGACTACAAAGAAAAGGTCTACGCTGTCACCAATTTCAATACTGTCTATCTTGAGTGTGTCTATCCTCAGTTTACCTGTGAAGTTTACCAGAGCAACCTCGTCACCGACTTGTAATTCGTTAAGCTTTCTCATTAAATATGCCTCCTAACTTAAATTTAGTGAGTCCACGAACTCCCCGACATCTGTAATAAAAGGGGGTAAGAAAATCTCACCCTTTTGAGGTATGAAATCCTCTGGGCATGGTCTACCATAACCCTGAGTGAAATTTTCTCGAAGATGGGGATTGCGCTCCATCCAGGCTAAACAGATTCTACGCAGCATTGAGGGGTGAACCAGAGGAAAAGCCATCTTTATCAGAGACAGACGGTCTTGTGGTTTTTTAACTGTAAGAGACAAAGTAGCAATCTCTCTAGTTTTGCGAGATAACCAAATCATATTGAGTTTCACCCGGTATCCTTTACCCTCCAGAGCCTGAATAATCTGCAGAGCCTTGATTCCTTCACGCTCAATTTCAGAAGTAGATATTCTTGAAGCGTAAGATAGGGATTTGTACAGAGTTATTATTTTCTGTTTATTAGTGACTGGCTTTGATGTTATCATGTTAGTTGGTATACCCTGTAAGTATCGGGGTACTGATGCTTGATAACCCACTACTGAGTGTGTCGGCCTTTGAGACTGTAGAGAGGATTGAGTAGTTTTAATAGGAACCTTCTCAGAC